GAGGCGCTCGATAAGATCGAGCCGAACCGCCGGCAGCGGGCGGCGATCCAGTCGGCCCAGGCACAATACCGTGACTGGCGGGGGATTAACCTCGGCGAGCTTTTGAACCTGTTCGATCTGCCGCCGGAGAAAAGGAGTTGACTTATGGAATGTAAACGATGCGGGCATTGCTGTATGGCGGTGGGCTCTACTTTCTGGACCCATGGAGATTTCAAACAGTGGCCGAAATTGCAAGAGCTTAAAGATACCGTCGAATTGGGCGGTTATGATTCTATGCCTTGTCAGATGCTGATTGTCCGCAAGGGTAAGGCGTATTGCGATATCGAGCTGAAGTATGGCCGCCGGGCCAAGCCGGATGTGTGCAAAGAATACCCGGAGCTGGAGTGCCATCAGCAGACAAAAACATTCACAGGCAGGGGCGTTTGTGAGCAGGTGTAACCATTACGAAAGGAGAAAAATCATGAAAAAATTCGTACCTAAAAAAAAGCAGAAGTTCAGGGCGTTCTTGAAGGTCGAGATGCCGGGCAAAGAGCATGTCGGCTCTCCGTTCGTTTGCATCGGGACTGATGCCAGAATAGTGACGGCCACCGACAAAAACGACATGCTGTGCATACTCGGCCGCCGCGAATTTTCGTTTGATCTTTTAGCCGACGGCATTGCCGCCGGTCAATAAAAACAATATCGAAAAGAGAAAGAATGCATAGTTTATGAAAGAAGAGTATAAGACATTTCTGGCAAATAAGGTACAATTTAACAAGCCTAAGGGATTTAATATTAAACATCTCAATCCCATGCTTTATGACTTTCAGAGAGATATTGTTAAGTGGTCTCTTAGAATGGGCATGACAGCTGTATTTGCAGATTGTGGATTGGGCAAAACTCCAATGCAGCTCGAATGGGCGCAGAAAGTACACGAGCATACCGGAGGTAATGTTCTGATTCTGGCCCCATTAGCAGTCAGCCAGCAGACTGTCAGAGAGGGGGATAAATTTGGAATCAAAGTTAAGTATTGCAGAAACCAAAAGGATGTTGAAAAAGGCATTACGATTACAAATTATGAGATGCTGGATGCTTTTGACGGCAAATATCAAGGAGTAGTATTAGATGAATCCAGCATTTTGAAGTCATATTCTGGTGTATTCCGAAATAAAATCATAGAGAGATTCGTAGATACAGATTTCAAATTAGCTTGCACGGCAACACCAGCACCAAATGATTATATGGAGCTTGCCAATCATGCAGAGTTTCTTGGCATACTAAAAAGACAGGAAATGCTATCGATGTTTTTTGTTCATGATGGAGGCGATACCCAGCAATGGAGACTGAAGGGTCACGCTGAGGATAAATTCTGGAAGTGGTTATGTTCGTGGTCTGTAATGATTAAAAAGCCATCGGATTTAGGATACGATGATGATGGGTTTATTTTGCCGGAACTTAATATCAACGAAATAATAGTTCCGGTAGATATGACAGAATCCGCAGGGGAGATGCTTTTTAGGATGTCAGCAGAAACACTGCAGGGTCGTCAAAAAGAAAGAAGGTTGACTATAGATAAAAGAGTTAGTGCGTGCGCATCGCTTATAAATGGAAGCGATGAGCCCTGGATCATATGGTGCAACCTGAATGACGAATCTGCTAACTTAAAAAAGGAGATAATAAACTCAGTAGAGATAAAAGGATCAGACAAACGTCAATACAAAGAAGATACAATGTTGGGATTTAGCACTGGCGAGATTAAGAGACTTATAACGAAACCTAAAATAGCGGGGTTTGGAATGAACTGGCAGCACTGCAACAATATAGCATTCGTTGGACTTTCTGATAGTTATGAGCAGTTTTATCAGGCCGTTCGCAGGTGTTGGCGGTTCGGTCAAAAACAACCAGTAAACTGTCACATCATAACGGCCGAGACGGAGGGGGCGGTGGTCGAGAATATCAAACGTAAGGAAAAGAATGCGTCAAAGATGGCAGTAGAAATGGTGAAGCACATGTCTGTATATAATAAGGAAAACATTATAATGGTAAATCCAAAAAAAGAAAAATATATAGAGAATTGCGTAGTGAGTGATCTTTGGCAGGCACATTTAGGGGACTGCATTGAGATTCTTGGAAAAATAGACACAAACAGTGTGCACTACAGCGTTTTTTCTCCTCCATTTGCAGATTTATATACATATACTGATAGCGATAGGGATTTGGGAAATACAAAAAATGATCAGGAGTTTTACGACCACCTTAATTATATGATCGAGCAGTTGTATAGAGTGATTATGCCGGGAAGAGTCGTATCAGTTCACTGCATGAATCTTCCAACAACCAAGACGCATCATGGATATATAGGGTTAAGGGATTTTAGGGGCAATATAATAAGGTGTTTTGAATCGAAAGGGTTTATATTTCATTCTGAGGTATGTATATGGAAATGCCCCGTAGTGCAAGTCACAAGAACGAAGGCACTGGGTCTCTTGCACAAACAAATGACAAAGGATTCTGCAATGTCAAGGCAGGGCCTTCCGGATTATTTAGTTACTATGAGAAAGCCGGGGGAAAATCCCGAGCCGGTATATGGTGAGCTTGATAGATTTGTTGGCGATGAAGGCACCTTCGAAAGAAAGGGGAAATTGAGTATTGATATATGGCAGAAATACGCTTCTCCGGTATGGATGGACATAAACCCGACAAGAACATTACAAAAAACATCAGCAAGAGAAAATAAAGACGAAAAACATATTTGCCCTTTACAACTTGATGTTATCGAAAGGGCGATACAGCTATGGACTAACGAAAATGATATTGTTCTATCACCTTTCATGGGCATAGGGTCGGAAGGATACATTGCCATTAAAATGGGGCGTAGGTTTATTGGAATCGAATTGAAGGGATCTTATTTTAATCAGGCAGTTAAAAATCTACAAGAATCCATAAGGCTATATAATAAAGAGAATTTATTTGGTCATAAAGAATAAAAAAGTTTCCGAAGCAACCAAACCCGCAAAGCGGATCCGCGGTCGTTCTCGCCCAAGGCGGAGACTTACCGTCGCAGCGGCGAAATCCCTCGGCTATCTCTCCGAGAACATCAGCCAGGCCGATGCCGACAGCGGGTTGGATGCGACTTTGGCGGGTCTGTTTCGCTATAAGAAATACGCCCTTCAGCAGGCGGCATTCAAGCGGGGCCAGTTTTTGCGGAACCTCAAGGCGAAGGCCGGGGTGGTCGATACGGTCTCCGAAGCCGCGGCTGCTTTGAAACTAACATCGGGCCAGGAGCTTCGCAATATTCTCGATACCGATATCGAGGCGGCGGATATCTGGTATCAGACCAGATTAGATACCCGGATCCGGGTCAGGGAGGCGATGCTCCAGGCGGCGAAGGATGGCAACCAGAAGGCGATTGCGGTAGTCGAGAATTATCTCAAGGACCAGGATGCCCAGCGGCCGGCCGGTTCTGACCTTACGAAGCTATTGCAGAAAGAGATCGCCGATTTGTTCGATGTGACCCGAATAACGGTGAACGACTGGTGCAATAAGCAGAAATGCCCGCGCAATTCCGATGGTACGCACAATCTTTACGAGGTGATCAGGTGGTACGGTGACTACGAGCGGGGCAAAACTACCGGTAAGATGCCCTCGGCCGATGAGATGCGTGAAATTAAAATTGTGAGACTTCGCCGCGAAGAGGCCCAGGCGAGGGGCGATTTGCTCGAGCGAGATTCGGTTCTGGCGGGTTTTTGCCAGCGTTTCGAGCGGATAGTCACTTCGTGCAAGCATAAGGCCCGTGAGATAGCGATAATGGCGCACGGCCAGACGGTCGATGCGATCGAAAAGCTTATCGCCCATCATCACGAGGATATTAAAAGGCAGTGGTGCGAATTGCCGGAGCAGTTGCAACTATCGCCTGCGGCGGAAGAAAAACTGAATGAATGCTTGAATATTATATCCGCGGATTATGCCGGTTCAAAGAATGATTCAGACTAAAGAAATATCGGAAATCACGGTCCTGCCGATCCAACTGGAAGAGCTGGAGGTCTTACGGCCTAAAGAGCGATTGAGCCTCCTGGAATGGCTCGAGACGAGGTACATGCTGAGCGGTGGGACGGCTGCTATCGAAGGTTTCTGGTCGAGAGAGTATACCCCTTATTTTATCGAAGTTGCTGAATGGCTGAATGATACTACTACCAGCGAGGTATGGGTCTATGCGTGCGCCCAATCGGGCAAGACGACGTTCGGGACAGGTTGGAAGGGCTGGATTGTCGATTGCAATCCCGGGCCGACCTTGTCGGTAATGCCGACCAAGGATGATGTCCGTAACCGCGTCGAGGCGAGGATCCGGCCGATGTTCAAAGCCAATGAGAATCTATTAGCCCGAGTTCGAGGCAATGTGAGGAATATCTTTATCGGCAAGCAGACGGTGATGGACCACATGATTCTATACCTGGCCTGGCCGACGACGCCGGCAGCGACGGCCGATAAGCCGATCTGCAATCTGGACCTCGATGAGTTCTGCAAGTATCCGCCCTTTGTCGGCGCTGAGGCCGATCCGTACAGCCTGTTCCGCAAGAGGATCCGATGGTTCAAGGGCCGAAGTAAAATACTCGGCTCCAGCACACCTACGATCGAAGATGGTCCCGGCGATCAGGAATGGAAAAAGGGAGATCAATGCGACTGGTGGGTCAAATGTGTGCATTGCGGAAAGTGGCATCGGCTGGTATGGGAAAATATTAAGATCGATAAGAAAAAAGAAGGTGGATTCTTTCCGGCTGAATGGTACAAGTCCGGCAAGAAATCACGGTACGTATGCCCGAAGTGCGGGTCGTGCTGGACGGAAGATGACCGGTGGAAGGCGGTGTGTGCGGGCAGGTGGGTGCCGGGTGACTGCGAGCTGGATGATAATGGTCGATTGATAGGTGAAATCAGATCGACTACGATCCATAGCATCAGCATTCACGCTCCGATGCTGCACCCGGGGGTCGAGACGGTGGCGAATTTAACAGCGGAGTTCGTTAATGCACAGAAGGCAAAGACGGCCGGAAATATCCAGCCGTTGAAAGATTTCTGGAATAGCCAGCTGGCCCGGACGTGGAAAGAGGAGCGGGCGACTACCGATATCGAGGTTTTAAGAAAGCATATCGGCCGGTACCTGAAGGGAAAAATCACCGCCGGCTGCCAGATGCTGACCGCCGGTCTGGATGTCCAGCTCGACCATGTCTTTCTGCGGGTGTTGGGCTGGGGCTATCTGGGCGAGTTCTGGAGCGTTTTCGAGGAGAGGATAGAGACCGGCCCGACCGACCGGGTGGAGAACTTAGTCAAGCTGATCCCGTACATGGCGATGCGCTTCGAATTGATGGCCGATCCCGATAAGGTCATGCGGATCGCACTGGCGGCCATCGATCGGCAGTACAACGCCGAGTCCGTCGATGCCCTGTGCGTTCGCTGCGCGGGAGTTGTGCCGCTGATTCCGGTGGCCGGCGACGATGGTCTTTCCAAGCAGGCCTGGGCGGTGGGTAAAACCGCCGGGGGGACGTTGAAACTCTACCGGCTCAATGTCACTGCTTATAAGGATGCCTTGTTTCGCGGCTATTTCGAGGCGACCGTTGCGGGGCCCGGGTACGGCCATCTGCACAGTGACACCGAGCACATCGTCTTAGAGCATTTAACTTCGGAGAAAAAGATCATCGAGCGGTTAGGCGAACGCATCAAGTGGATCGGGTGGGTCACGAAAAAGCCGGGCCTGGCGAACCATTACTGGGACTGCGATGTCTACGCCCGGGCGGCGGCCGATATCGCGGGGCTGTGGAGCTTGCCCGATCCCTCGGAAACGAAAAAAGATGTCACCCCAATCGGCC